GCCAGTTTTCGTTGCTCTCAATCGCAAAGGGTTTCTAACCATCATTCCTCCTTTTTATAGAAAGAAAATTTGTAGGAGATATGATGAGGCGGATAAGCTAGTTCAATTATACTTGTCTTTCTTTACTATCAATAAAATTATTAAATCAGCAAAGAAAGTATCGTATGAAAATACGTTAAAAAGTATAGTTGACCTTACTTATCTGGATGCTGTGTCAGTGTGGTGTGTTGAATTCAGAACTTGTCTTCATTCACTCATTAACCAGTATCTACCCTTTGTGTCAAGTCTTCCCCTTAATCAAGGGATGACATGGACACCCACCTGGAAGTCCTTACCAACTCATAGAAGAGTCTTTGAAGTCTTCAGGGAGGTGATACAGGAAAATAAGCTACCGAGAAGGTTGGTCTCTTGTTTTCCTTCTCTTTTATTTGAACTTAAGACTTTTCATTTCTCAATGGAAAGAGTTCATGTATCAGAGGATCACTTTTCTCCAGGCATCCTTTGGCCATCCTATACTAGATATGCGATGGATCGGCGGGACACCTCGATTACAAACTTTTGTTTGGGTAAATCTGAGGTCACTGCTGGCCCCCAATTACCTAGTTATTATCAAATCAAAGAGACTCCAATATGTGGACATTTAGGCCAGTCGATTGAGGGCGGGGGGAAGAAGAGGATATTCGCCATTGGTAATTATATTACCCAAAGGTTGTTGTACCCTGTTCACGATTGGCTGATGAGAGTTTTATCTCGTCTGTCCACTGATGGAACATTTTATAAGAATCGACCTTTGGATAATCTGATTGGTGAGCAACATTGTTTTAGCTTTGATCTGAAGTCTGCGACTGCCCGTGGGCCGCTGCAGATCATGTTTGAAGTGATATCAATGTTGTTCGATCGGTCGTTCGCTTCAAGTGGGCGGTTGTTTTTAGCTTTAAACCTTTTCGAAGTTCTCTTCTGGAAAGGTAAGCGGAAAATGACTGTAAGCTTTGTTGTCGGACAGCCCCTCGGGTATTTCTCTTCTTGGCCTCTCTTCGCGCTATCCCACCATATTTTAATTTTAATTTGGTGGTGCGCTAAACAAATATATCCAAGTGATCGCTTTATAAAATATATAGAGTTCTTGGTGATAATGTAGTCACATGACTTATTGTCGCTGGTTCTTTGTTATTGTCCATGATCCTTGGGTAAAGCTCAATAATCTTTTTGATGGACCTGAGATAACAACTTCATGGTATGCTGAACCTGAAAAAGATGAAAATCTTATAAAGTTTGGTACATTATGGCAGATGTTTGATCTAGTTGGTCAAATGTTGTTCAAAACTAAGTTACCAATCTTAGCTTTGGATGCAACAGAACAGCAATGTTCTGGATGGTTATTGGGTGGAGTTAAAGGCAGTGATTTCCTTGTTCGAGCAATTGGTCTTGTTCAACCAAGAGCTCGATCTGGGATTGTTCTTCCGGGTGTGGTTCTTCTAGAATCATATTACAGGAAGGATGATCCTCGATATACACTTATC